TCTTCTTTTGTAGCTTCTTTTGTATCTTCATCAGCTTCTGCTTTGTCATCTTCTTTTTTATCTTCAGATGTTACAGCTTCAGCTGTTTTTACGTCCTTACTAGCCTCTGGAGTTTCGATTTCTTTAATATCATCTTCCAATAGGTCTTCGTAAATGCTTCTTGATTTTTCTACCACTATCTCGTGGAATAGATCATCCGCGCCTGCTCTGTCATCAGCAACTAGTTTTTCAAGCATTTGCTCAAATTTACTAGGGGCTTCCACAGATTCAGCTTTTACAGATGTGTTTTCTTTTTTATCTGACATTTTTATCTCCTGTTATGTGTATTCTAGACTGTCCGTCAATTTATTTACACAAAATCGTTATTTTTTAGTCGAAATAGGCCCAACAGGACCTTTTTTGAACAAATTTTATAGATTGTATCTTTGTTTGAACTCAGAAACTTTTAATTCATGATAATTTGTAAATTTCTTAAGATCTACAGCCTTAAATGTAGGATCTGTTCGGTCGGCAATTACACGAATATAAGTTTTGGAAGGATTTTTTTGTAAGATAATGCAACATTGTCTATTCCAATTACCATGGTACGTTGCAACATCAGAGCTTTTTTTATAATTTTTACTATCAGAGTATAAGTTGTTATGTTTACCTTCGGGTGTACCCATAAAATCAAAGCCTAAAATATAGATAAGTTTGTGTCTATGTATACTAGCCAGGTGTAAAGCAGTTGGACCTGAGCTCCAACCTAAACTAGGTTCAAAGAAATTTAAATGTTGAAACTTTTTATATGATCTATTAGGGTTTGTCCAAACTGGAGTTTTATTAGGTATGTTATTTTCAACTAATTCAAAGACCATTTTAGAATCTACAGCAATAATATGATTGCATAAGCCAGGGTAATCTCTATATATGGCATTACACCCGTAAATTTTACCTTTTTCTTTTAATGGTTCTAGTGGAATTACTTTTCTACTGATACCATTGCCTAATACAAAAGCAACGGACATAGATTACATCTCTGGTTGATTAGCGGCACCGTACATTGTTCTCACAAGTTCTAATTCTTTTGATTGTTCTTCCTTATGAAACTCTCCGGCTTTTCTTGCTCTGTTGATTTGTCGTAAAGATAGTCTAGTTTTTCTAGTATCATCTATGTTTATTACAGATTCGTCACTTCCAGCATCGTAGTTTTTAATGTCTACTGGTTGCATACTGTCTTTATCAAAATAAAATAGTTCACGTAATATCATTGTATCAATATTTATGCTCCTGGCGTAGGAGTTCCACCTGGTGGTGTTACCGGTGCTCCACCTTGTTGAGGTGTTAGTGATGCTCCTCCTGTAGGTGCTTCGGGTTCAGCCTCTGCTTCTGCTCCTGCTAAATCCTGTTCTATACCTGCTGTACTAATTCCTTGTGTTCTTAACTCTCCTGAAGAAGCTGTAGGTTTAATTTGTGCGTCTGCATCGTTTTCTTCACGCCATAATCTTTCATTTTCAGCCATTTCTTCTGGTGTTAAACCTAAAAATCTTGATAATGCATATCTTTTAGATATAAAAGGAATATTTGTTAACTGTGAATATGTAGCTATTCTGCTATTGTCTACTTCTGCTTGTCTATAACTTGCAAAATTGATAGGTGTTTGAAATTTAAGATCAAACATAGCTATATCTATATTAACACCTTTTTCTAATAGATATTTTTTAAACTCTTGATTAAAATCATCTGAAAGTAAATTTTGTAGTCTTTCACAGTACTTGTTAAATCTTAATTCTTGAATATATGCTGTTCCTACTCTGCCATCATTGTGTTGTGCTTGACTATCGTCAGGACCTGTAGGCAAATATGAACTAGGAATACGTAAACCTCTTACAAGTTTGTTTGTAAAGTATTTTAAATCGTCTATTTCACCTAAATTAGTACCACCTGGTAGTGTTTCTACTTTAGATCCTCTTCCTTCAGCTGTTTGTGGGAAGAAATAATCCTCATTTATTGATAAAGGATTGTATGCACTATCAATGACGTTCTGCCCGCCACCTGTTGCTGATGGAATTCTTCGTTGATGAATTTCAGTCTTAACTCTTTCAACGAATTGCATTGCAAGGTGACTTGGCATATTACCTACGTCAATATAGAATACCCGTCTTTCCGGTGCTCTCTGTACTCTATAAATTATAATTGCATCTTCTAGTAATTCTTTTTGTTTGTAAACTTTGAATATTGATTCAAGTAAGCTATTTCCAAATGGAAAGTTATTATCTAAACCTTCACTTAATGATAAGTGTAAAATATGTGAGGCATCTACAGCAATTTCTCTTTGTCCATGGGCAAATCTTGTTCCTGAAGACTCTTGGAAGTTTGCTCCAACCATTCCTCTAACACCACCAGTTAAATATCCACTACCTCCTCCAGTAATATTACCTGTAGTTTGAAAAGGTGTAGTAGCAACTAAATGTTTAAAATTAAAATTAATGTCTCTGACAATATATTGTTCTGGTTCTTTACCTGTACTTTCATTTACAATTATTTTACTAACCTTTGCTGGGTCAACGTGAAACAATTTTTTAGTTTCAGGGTCTCTAATAAAAAATGAATCACCATATTTGAATACATTTCTTAATATTTTAAACATTCTTTTGTTAAAGTTGTTTAATTTACACCATTGTTGTAGGTATTGTTTTATAATTTGAATTTCTGTGCTAGTTGCTTTTTGTTTAAAGTGAAATATAAATGGAGCATCATTGGATTTGTTTAGTTGTGAGCAAAATTCTGCTAAAATATCTAAAGCCGCATTAACTTCAGAGTCAAGATCCATTACATTGTATTGACCGTATCTCTCTATTCTGTTAGGTGCACCACTATAAACATCAGGTAAAAAAGATGAATAGTTAGTTTTTGCTGGACCAGATGGCATTCCTGTTGCACTACCGACAGGACTTAACTGTCCTGTTTGATTATTTCTAACTGGTACTTGCGTAAAATATTTTTTCCAACTCATATATTAAACCGTTTTCATTAAATTGCCTTCAAAATCCTTTTTTGAAATTATTCTAGCATACTTCGTATTGTCTGTCAATACCATTAAGATCTCGCTCATAGTACTATTTAACGTATCTAGCTTATCTCCTGTAACCTTCCCGGCGCCTGCTGTTGTAGATGCAAGTTTTGAATTAACTTTTAAAGTTTCATTTCCAAGTTCTTTTAAGTTTTTAGTATACTCTACAATTGGTTGTGTGTCAAGTTCTTTTACCGCTTCATTTATGGTAGATGCAAACGTTGCCATATTGCTTGAAAATTTGGCAGAATTAGCATTTAAATCTACAAACGTTGTTGTTAAGCTACCAATATCGGATACAATTTGAGATAAATCATCTTTTTTAATTTTTGTAATTCTTTCTAAACCTTCAGCTACAACTCCTAAACCTTTTCCAGTTAAAAATAAACCAGCACCAATACCAGCACCACCTAATAATCCCATTAAGCCTACACCAGCACCAATTGCCGCACCACCTCCTATTACTCCAGCGGCTCCACCAGGTGTACCAGCGGCTCTCATTGCTCCTGTTAATCCCATTGCCGCACCGCCACCTTTGCCACCTATTCCACCGATACGTCCTAACATTCCAAACGTACCTTTTAACATTGTCGCGGCAACTCCTAATGCTTTTATGGCTAAAATTGCTCCACCTATTGCTAATCCAAATCCTAATAAACTATTATCTCCACCTCTAGTAATTTTTTCTAAACCAACCGCCATTGCATCAATGACAAATGTTACTGCTTTTATCGGTCCTTCTAATAAATTCAATAAAGCATTCGCTAATCTTTGGAAAGAACCTTGTAAACCTTGTACAGCTTTATTATTCTCTTGAACCATTTTTAATCTTTCTGCATCTGCTTCAGTTAATTTTTCACCAAATTTAGTATGTCTACGCATTTGAGTTACAGCAGATAAAACTGTATTACCTTGTTGAGCCAAGATAGGTGTTAATCTTAATTCAGCATCACCACGTGCCATTGCTAAATTGGCTGTTTGTCTTATCGCGGCAGAAAATTCATGTACTCCTATTTCTCCATCTCTAGCTCTTTTAGCCATTACTCCTAATTCAGGATTCAATAGCATTAAAGATTTTCCAAATTCGGTCATTGGTATACCGCCTGTAGCAATTAAATCTTTTAAACCACCTTTCATTTCAGTATCTGTGATTCCTTCTAATGCACCTATTATACCTCTTAGGTTTTCGTTTGCACCTGCCTCCAAGGCTTGGAATATACCAGCGATGGATCTATCTGCCGCCGCAGATTGCATAGCTTGAGCAATTTCTTTTCTTTGTTTACCTGTTAATGTGGCTAGTTGATCTAATTGCATAATATAATTTTGAGTACCTAATTGTAATTCTTGGTTACTCATTGTTTGAGCTCTACCTAATTTTACTTGAATGTCTAAATAATCTCCCCAATATTCTAATTGTTCCTCAAACCGAATACCTAATCTAGCCATTGATGGTCCAAAATCTCTTTGAATCATTCCGCTAATTTCAGAAAATCTTTTTGTACCAGCATAAACTGATCCACCAAAATTTGCAATAGATTCTGATGCACCACTAACTGCATTTTGGAACATCTCTAAACTTACACCGGCATCTATTGCCATTCTTCTATATTCAAACAATCCTCCAGAGAATTGTACCCCTGCTTCAGATAGGTTACGGAATGTTTCTATTTGTTTATGAATTTCTATAGTTAGTTGATTAAATGCTTGTCCTAAAGTTCTGCCTAAAGCACCTAAATTACTTGTTGCTGATTCTACTATTGCTCCAAAAGTATCTATTTGGGTTCTTGAATCTAATATGCTTGAACCAAATGCTTTTACAACTTGAATTGTAGTTGAGTGTCTACGCCCATAAAACTCTAGTATAGCATTTACTTTTTCAGTACCTTCAAGAGTTTTTAGTTGTTTTTTAAATTTTTTATCTTCTAGCGAAATGCTTTTTTCTCTCGCTTTATTTTCTTTTTGTATGTTGGCTAATGTGGCATCTCTTCCACCTTTTGGCAGTCGAGATGTGGTTTCGATCCGGATATCTCTACTATTGGTAGCTATACCGGCTTCTACTAGATCCTGTCCTTTTATTATAAATCCTTCTGCCATTATTAAAACCCTAGTTAATTGCTCTCATAAATATATGCGTATATTACCATATATCAATATATAGAGTAATATTTATACGGAGAAAATATGCCAAAAAAAACAACGAGTGCTAAATCTAATCCTTTAGAAAAGTATTTTAGACAACCTAAAATTTATCTAAAATTACCTAGTGGAGGTACGTTTTATCCCGAAGGCACGTTAGATTTACCTGAAAACGGTGAAGTACCTGTATATCCAATGACAGCAAAAGATGAGCTCACATTCAAAACGCCTGATGCATTAATTAATGGTCAAGCCACAGTTGAAGTTATTAAGAGTTGTGTACCTAATATTAAAGATCCATGGTCAATGCCAAGTATTGATATGGATGCAATATTAATAGGTATTAGATTAGCAACATATGGTGAACAAATGACTATTAGTGTTAAAGTTCCTGAAACAGGAGCTGATAGAGATATGGAAGTTGATTTAAGAATTTTACTTGATAAACTTATTGTTGCAAAATATAACGATACAGTTTTCCATGGCAATATGGAAATAAAAGTAAAACCTTTATCTTATTCAGAGTTTACTAAAAACGCTCTTAAAACTTTTGAAGAACAAAAAATCTATGGTTTAGTAAATGATAAAACTATACCAGACGAACAAAAAATGGATCTGTTTAGCAAAAGTTTTATTAGATTAACACAATTAACTGTCGATATGGTTGCAGGTAGTATTATTAGTATTAAAGTTGATGGAGAAACTGTTACTGATTCTAAAATGATTAATGAATTCATTAATAAAGCAGAAAAAGAATTCTATCAAGTAATTTTAGATCACATTACAAAACAACGTGATGAATTTGCCATTAAACCTTTAAAAGCTACAACAACTGAAGAAGAACAGGCTAAAGGTGCACCTAAAGAATTTGACGTTCCAATAACTTTTGATAGTTCAAATTTTTTCGCATAAGGATCTTGACAAAAACTCTCCCTGAAATTTTACAGGAGGTGAAGGTCCTAGATAGTGAGAGCAAACAGCTTAAAGCAGATATCATGAGATTAGCTTGGTATATGCGGGGAGGTGTGACTTTAAATGAAGCATTTAATACAACCTACGAAGACCGTGAAATTATGTCAACAATTATAAAAGAAAACCTTGATACAACCAAAAAATCCGGATTACCATTCTTTTAATCCACAATTTTGATACCTATAACATTATATGAATACTTAATTCTGTGAGAATACCGTTCTAAATATGTCTGTAATGGAAATTTACACACAAATTAACAAGCCCGACTGGGTGCATCAAGACGACTCCTGGTTGCCTTGCTTAAAGTCCACGACAGTGGACCACAAAGAAGCAAAAAAACAAGCCTTGTTAATAACTCACATCAAAGCCATCGAGCATTACAAGTATCCCCTTGAGTCGTTGTTCGATCAAAAGATTATATGCGTAGGTTCTAAAACTTACGATAGACTTCATGAGATGGGATTCAAACATATAGACTGGCGCCCCCGCGCCGAAGAAATTCGGATCGTGTCGCGAGACACAGGAGATATTACATGGTTAAGGGGAGACAAATGGGCACGAGATTTTTCACACATACAAAAAGTTACAACAATCCAAACATACAAAAGCGAACCGCACAAAACTAACATTAAAAAAATATTAAAGATGAGTCCAGACATATTGCACGTATACAGCAATACAGTATTAAAAGAATTTGAAATAAGAAGTTGGCCTACAACACTTTTAAACCACACTCAGAGTTGTGATCCAGATCGAGCACTGTGGGAAGAAACAAAAGTATTTGATCCTAATGTATAGTGAATGAACTTCGTTCATTCAAGTTGGTCTTCGACCCACTGTTTATCCTATTAATTTGTTACGAAGTAACTTGCATCATGCAGATAGTTCAACCATACTTCTCCCAAAACGGGAGAAGCACAGTCATCATGCGAGATGAGCCTGCCATTTCGTGCAAAGAGATTTTTTACGGAGGCGGTAACCCGCTAACCCCCTACTCAGAACTTCTATAGTTACGGGAGATTATTAATTCTACACAAATCAAACTAATAATCTTGGTGTTGTATCTTTTTCACAGAGCACCTTCTTTATGTAATGTGCAACACATCAGTATCTAACCGCACAAATTGACGGCTTCAAGATGAATCGAGCTCCCTCGATTAAACGGAGTTGCTATATTGTTATTTTGGTTATATGCCTTGAGTTGATAATTGTGCAACCTGTGATTTATTAAGTTGCCAAAAGGAATCAAATTCTGTAAAAACCCAGTGTGTATTAGATTTATTATGAGTATAAAGAACATGACTACCCATAGTTAACCTAACCTGACGTTCTGGTGCCGTCAATTTGGTTTCGAAGCACACATACCTACCTTTACGGTTGAATTTCATTGCTAGGATGTTGAAATCTTTATCTTGTGCTGAATCTAATGTTTGTTCTAACCATTCATCTAGTTTAAGAACAGGTTTATTCCATATAAGCTGATGAAAAGGAAATTCAGAATAGTTTTTACATTCCATATTGAAATGATTCCACGTGTCAGGAGGTATTATGTCGCTTTTCGCTCCGCGGATTTGTCCTTCGGACAAAGTGTCCTTACGGACCGCGTTGGCTCCGCCAACGAACGCACCACTTGCCGGTACCCGGATGAAAGACAGCTGATATAAATCAGACAAGAAATTTGCCATTTCTCTTTCAAATCCTTTTCCTTTATTTTTACTCTTGCTTGCCATTGTTAATTGTTTTTAATAACTTCCTATCTTTTTTTGCTTTTATATATTCATCATGAAGTTCTTTTCTTCGTTTCCTTGCTAATATACGTATCTTTCCAAGTGCTCTTCTGGCATCTATTTTTGGAATTTTACTTTTCTTTTTAGCAAACAACTCATTAGCTTTAAAGTAATCTAAGTATGCTTTAGTTAGTTTGTCGTGCGTATCATCTTCCAGTTGGCTCATAAACCTCCATATCGTTAGCGTATGACGTAAATCCATTTTCTTTTATTACTTTAAGTACATTATTCACACGTCCTATTAATTCATCTTTGTGACTTATAAGGAATATGTTTTTACTTCTTTCTCTACTCATCTTTTTAAGAATTGCTAAAGAACTTTCTACTCCTGCTACATCCATACCACTATCTATTAATTCATCTATAAACAATAAATTAATTTGTTGATATAAATTTTCCCAAACATCTCTAAATGCAAAACTTAATCCTAATATTAATCTGTTTCTTTCACCTCTACTTAAATTATCAAAGTCTAAATCTTGTCCTAATTGTGTTATTTCTACAGTTAAATCGTTTTTAAATGTAACAATATGAGGTAAACCTAATTGATCCAAATATTTCATTAATCTACTATTAAGGAATCCTAGATTTTGATCTATAATTTTCTTTCTAATAAAACTGTCTTTGTTAGTTAATAACTTCATTAAAAACTCTTGGTGTTCTTTTAGTGTTTGCATTGTATTAACATTATCCCATTTAATTTCTTGTACTGCTTGATTTTTAAGTTCATTAACTTGGTCAGTGTAAGGATTTTCATCTAAATATTTTGTTTTAAGATTTGATTTTAAATTATCTAAATGGTTTTTATGTTCATATGCATCTGTAACTGTATCATAAAATGTTTCAGGTTTAGTTCCAAGTTTTCCTAATTTTCCTATTTCATTTTCAACTTTACTTAATTTTATACTTAAATCTATAACATAACTATTTGCTTCGCCATATTCTTCTTCTAATGTTCTTTGCATACCTCTTATTTTTTCTATTGGTAAATCTTGACCACAAGCATAACATATAGCTTCTTTATGTAAACCTTCTAAATCTATATCTATTTTCTTTGCAACTTTGTCGGATTGTTCAATTGTAGATTCATAATTTTCTACATCTGTTTGTAATTGCATTATTTTGTCATTAAGTTTATTCCAAGATTCTAATTCTTTATGTAATTTTAATTCTTTTTCAATATCTACAGATTCTAATTTTTTAATAGTGTCTTGCATATCTTTTAAATCTACTTGTTTTTGTGTTTCCCATGCTTTTGATTTATTTGTAAGTGATACTATTGTTTCTTCAATTCTATCATTGCTAATTTTAATTTGTTCTAATCTTGCAGTTTCTAATGCAATTTCTTCTTTCATTCCTTTAATTTTTTCTTTAAGTATTGCCGCCTTTTCAGATAATAATGTTATACCCAATAATTGTTCAATTATATCCTGTTGTTCTGTATGATGTAAACTTAAAAAAGGTTGTGTATATGTGTTTAAAGCAACAATATGTTTAAACATCCTTGAACTTATACCCAGCATACGGCTTATATCTTCTTGTGTTTTTCTGCTGTCTCCTTGGGCATCTTCGGACATTTCTTGTTCTTGATCATTTACATAATACTTCAATATGTTTGGTTTTCGTCCACGTTCTATTCTATATTTTGTTGATGCTTTTTCAAAAGTTATTGTAACCATCATATTTTTATTATTGGTTTTGTTAACTAAATTATCTCTTTTAATTTTGGTTAATGCTTCACCAAATAATGCATAACTTAAAGCATTTATAATGGTTGTTTTACCTGTACCATTTCTACTTCCAGC